TTTGAGGGCAAATACTCCTGGATACTTATAACTAATAATACTATCTTCGTCCCACTCAATAGTCAAAGAGTTGCCAGCCTGATCCTCTGGCAAGTCTGGATTCATGACAAAGGTGTGTGTTTTTGTAACTACCTCTTTGTCTGCGATTACATCGTCATAACGTTGAGAGATAAAGTCTCCTGGATACCTTGGGAATGAGAGCAATGCGACCTTGCCCAAATCTGGATAACGAGAGTCTACTGAGGCTCGGAAGGCCTTGTAGATGTTATCTGCAGTTTTGCCTTGGTCATTGCCTGTGCCAACCTCGTTAGCAAAACCAGAGATCTCGTCCAGTACTGCCAGAATAAGGTTGAGGCCCTCGTGGGATTCTCGTTCAGAGTGTCCCGAATAGACAGTGATACTCTTATCAAACTCAATACTCTCAGCTTTAGCATAGAATTTGCCAGCAAACCAAGGCGACCGTTCGATCTTGCTCTTAAAGCCCTTAAAGAAAACGTTCTTGGCCTGCTGAGCATTAATGGCAACATTAATAATATCAATAGCATCTCCACTAGGTTTACCGAAATAACGAGCAGGGTCTTTAAGACACAATAGCTTATAAACGATATAGCTACACGCAACTGTTGATGTAAAATCTTTACCACTTCCCTTTCCTAGTTGGAGAATGATTTCATTCTTAGTATATTTATTGTAATAGCGAGACCCCTCTTCAGTGCCCATCATGTCAATCAGATCTTCTTTACGGAATATCTGGCTCATAGCCTTTACGATATCATACTGTGTATCTGAAAGTGGTGGCTGTCCTAGATAGTCCTCTCCCTCGACAAATGTCTTAGCATCTACTGGTATCTCATCAAAGATATCAGACTTGAGGGCATCGAGGAAATCATCAAACATTATTCAGATACCACCGTAACTGTTTGCCCCTGCTTCATTGCGGAGGATAGCCTGCTCATAATCTTGTCTCTAATCTCTGGATGCTCTGCAGCAATATCCTTTAGTATTCCAATAAGAACTTCCTGGCGTGATTCAATCTCTAACATCTCTTCTGCTAGCTCTTTGTTCTCTAGCAAGCCTGCTTTTTGTAGCATGTCAATTCTACGAGACTCTAGGTCCATAACAAGCTTGATGGCACCAGACTTAGCATTTAGATTAGCTGTCATGGTAGCTTCGTCAATAACCTCATAAGCTTTTTCTATCAGCTTTGAGTAGTGGGTATCAGCTACAACTAGTGCCTCTTTGGCCCGTGCTCGAATAGCTGCATTGTCTGCAGCCATAGCCTTCCACTCATTTAGATAGGCAACAACCTTCTGTCTTGGTATAGACAGCTCTTTGGATATCTTTGTTGGCTCACTACCTTTCAGGTATTCGCCGACTACCTTGTTTACCTCATCTAGATGACCAATTAGGTCTTCCTCAGTTGACACGCCTTGCTCTCTTTCCCTTTTGCGGAACTCGCTTTATGCGATCTTCCTTAAAGGCACGGAACTGCTGGGCCTTTCCCCTAAAAATCTCAAAACAGTCTACCCATGTTGCACCAGTAAGGGTGTTAGTGGTAACTCCTTTAAATTTAAACTTAGTTCCGTATTCACCTTTTACTTTAATTATATCACCTGCATTGATAGCAAAGCCATCAATTTCCATATATGGCACTGTCTCCAGTCCACTTGGCTGTATAACTACCTGCTTACGCCTACCCATGTCTCTCCTTAGCGATCTTTAATAGTACAAGGTATCCAATTAAATCATCAATGTCATTATCTCCAGGGTAGTCTGTTCCCCTTGCAAACCTAGACAGCTTGTCGTCAATGCGTACCAGGAGCTGCTCTACTGGGCTTGACTTAGAAAAAATACGAACAGGATCTAATGCCGAATCACCATATGCTATATTCTTTTCTTGTAGCATAATGCTGATATCTGTACATACCCTTACGATATCATTTTGTGTCATCTGCGTGATTTCCTCAATCCAAATTTGGCAAGATATACATAGATGGTCTCTACGCTAACCTTGCACTCCTTTGCAATCTCTTCTGGTGTCTTCTTATCAAAGTGATATCTTTTACGAAGCCACAATTCATTTGTATATAGTTTACCAGCTTTAGCCATTTTTGTCAACCACCTTGTCCCAGTTGTTGTGTGCATAGTGACCAATTCCAATTGCATCTGCCACATCATCATCGGTAACTTGCCTATCATAGTTAATTTCAATAAGCTTAATGGTTCTTTGCTTTCTCATATCTCGCTCAAGCTTCTTATACCAAGACTTTGTTTTTCCTGGATGGTCTTGAGTAATCTTAAACTGTTCTTCTTTGGTAAGTCTTTTATTGCCTAAGTAGCTCTGCCATGTGATAGGGTTTACCGCTCCAGCTAACTTGATACCTGCCTGAGCTGCTGCACCAAGCAGTGCACCCTGGACAAGAGCAAGGTCTGCTGCTGTCTTTGGGCTATTCATAAATACAGTATGCTCAATGATTAGATTGTCAACATCTGGAAACTCACCAAAAAAGGCTATACTTTTACGAGCCGCATCTGCAACCTTGTCATATACGTTATTGCCAGAAAAATTAATCTTGCCATAAGACATAAGAGAGCTGTCTTCAAATACGGCAAATGCAAGACTGTTGGTGCTTGCGTCAATAGAGAAAAACCTATTCTTCATCTTTAGTCATCCTTTTTAGCTCCCGAAGCACAGCACGAACTTCCTTAGGGTTAACGTTACAGATATCACATAGATCATCATCATTATATATTGATAGTGGCTTATCACAGGACTTGCACCTTCTGTCCTTGCCTATTCTGCGTTGCTGTCTAGTTTGAACATACCGCTCAGCTATCTTCTCTCTAGTTGCGTCTTGACGACACTCTGGAGAGCAGTAAATTTGATAAGATACGCTGGTTTCGAAAATGTGGTCACACCAGCTACAGTGCTTGCTTTTCATCTAGTGGCTCCAAAGAAAGTAGTTTTATGTCTCCCTTGCCAGCCACGTCACAAGTTGCCCTAACAGGACAGGTCTTGCATATCTTGGAATTGGACCTATAGTTTTTCTCTGGCAGGGTTCTGTCAACCCATGCCTTACGAACAGCCCTCATCCAGTCAAATGTCTGGTTTACCCACTTAATATAATAATCGCTTATTTCAACTGGCAGAACCAGTAGCTCGTGATTATTTTTATTCTCATAAATAAGCACTGCCTCTGTCTTATTTAGAATCTTCATGTAAATAAGCAGCTGAACTAGGTGACCTAGCTTTGGCTTACCTGCTGCTTTACGATACTCAAACCCCTCAGACGGCATTGTCTTGATTTCTCCCAGGAGGTCTTTACCCTCCCAGTCTAGAATGACATCTCCGAATCCAAAGATAGGTGGATCATTACTAGTAATCTTAAACTCAGCATCTTTTAGTATTCCAGCATCTGCCATAGCCTGCTGAATTCTTTCGTGAGACTTGGTTCCATTGGTCATGTTAGCACCGCCATAAGCATCAGCATTGTCTTCAAAGGTTGCCCCGTCAAAAGCAATGTACCAATACCTTGGGCACTCTCCATGAGAGAATGCGATGGTGCTAGGTGCAAAAGTTTTCTTCTGTGTGTGTTTTGGAACACGCTTTACGATATACCCAGAGTTAATCTTTTCAATTAGCTCATCGGTATTTAGGAAGCTTTTCTTTTTGGCAGCTAGCTCTGCCTTGAGCATTACCTCATTAAGTAAATTCTTAGCCATCATATTATCGGGCAATATACTTGAGTGCTGCAACTAGCTCATTAATAGCATCTGCAGCGGTGAAGTATATGTTCTTCTTTGCCCTGTCTCCTTTTTCTACGTTAACCATCCAGGTTGCCTTTAGAGACATCTTGGCTGCAATTGCTTGCAACCTTACGATCTCAATGGTGGCTACCTGAATTGGAATATCTGGCTTAATAATAAGCTTGGCTACCATTGTAAGAGCCTGTGTAAGCTCTTCATCTCCCATAAAGTCTGCAATCTCTTGTAGACCATTTACTGATTCAATTGTTGTTTTATCCGTCATACCCTCTAGCTTTCGTTATATTTTTCTGTCCAAAAATCTGCTTTTGCTTTCATAACCCTATCATGTTCGCTATACATAGATGGGTCACTTGGGAACGGGCCAAGCTCTTCTGGAACATAGTCCTTAGCACTAAAATGACAGAAGATCATATCCATAAACTCTCCATCGGAGAATTCCCTCTTGGTCCTCCAGTGCACCTGGTGAGTTCCTGCAAATGTAAGAGCCTCGTTATCTTTAAGTAAATATTCTTTTCCCTCTACGACAATTGGCCAGTCAATGTTTGATTTTAGCTGTATGTCAACAGTTATCCTTGGCTCTCTGAACGTTTCGTCTCTATGTGGGGTAAGTCTGACCTCTAGGTTATCCCGCACCTTTTCATATCTTGCAAATGAAAGCTCTCGAAGAACAAGCTCTTTGTCCGACGCTTCTTGTGCTCTAGTTACGATAGTGTCTACAACATGCTGTGGTAGCCAAGAAAGGTAGGCTGTGTGAGAAAATTGCTCCACCAATTGCCTTCTATCTTCTGGTGTTTCTTCTATATGCTTATAGATATCTGTAATCTCTTGGTCATTAAAAATATCCTTAAGGATAATGTTTTTATAATTAAAGTCCATTATTATATTATACACTAAAGAATACTAGTCTGCAAACGCAGCGTGAAGACCTTCTGGAATTCCTTCTGCTATTCCTAGCTCTGTATAAAGGGTCCATGCTGACTGCATCTTTGGATGATTGTTTACTGATTCAATATACCGCTCTACTCTTTCTGGAAACTTAAGTGGATCTAGGGCATAGTCTTTTCCAGTAAACCTAAAATCTGTAAGTGGGGAATAGTCAAAGCTTAGTATTTTAACAAACTCTCCCTCTTTCCATTTCCTTTTTGGCCTAAAGTGTGGCATATTTAATGCACTAAAAACAAGTGCCTGACCTTTTCTAAGAGTATATGGGACATCATTAATATATAACTCCCAATCAATATTGCCGTCTAGCATATAATTAAAAGTTACGATGTCTTCACTGTTGTCAATATGTGGTGGCAATGACGGTGCATAACGACCCTCGCCGTGACGCAAATCATAATCGATATAGCTGTAGTGTGCAAGCTTAATCTCTTCTGGATAAACTGGCTTGACTACTTCATCTAGAGTTTTTTCAATATCCTCTGGACACTCAAACTCTAGCATTTGCCTAGACATGTGCACTACCCTTTTAGGGTCATACCAATCTTTGCCACGATACTCTTCTTGGTCCCCTGGCATTCGATAATATTCAGGCTCTCTAGCAAGCAGCTCATCAAAAATACTATTTAATGACTGCACCTGCTCTTCAGAAAGTAGGTCATCAACATAGAATGGGAGCTCTTTCTTAAACTCTGACATATCTGTCAGATAGTTCCACATTCCGCCATCAGTAATTTTATCACTCATGCTAGTATTATACCACGGACTCAGACTCTAGAATCTTTTGCTTCTCTGTGCTAGTAACGTTACCCTTACCTACAAACCACGGCAATAGCTCATAATACAGATCAATAAGAAGGTTCACATCTTGAACCTGGTACTTCTTCATCTCTTTCCAGGCCTTGTCATTACCTTCCATGCACTCAATCCATAGCTTAAATCCAGAGTGCTTAACCTTAGCACCTACCCCTAGTCGCTGTGCGACATAGTCTAGCTTATTAGATGGGAACTGGAAGTTTGCCTTTGTAATTGACATTAGGTCCAAGTCCTTAACTGGAGATGGAGGCTGCATGCCATTTTCTAAGAATTCACGATTAATATGCTTGTGGTCAAACGCTGCAGAGTTCCATCCGACAAGAACGTCTGCCTGGTCCATAAGTCTGTGAAGCTCTTCCAGCATAGCCTTCTTGCCATCGTGGTGCACGGACTTAAAGATAACCTGCTTCTTTCCTAGCCACCTAGCACCAAAGCATAGCATTTCTGTTGGCTCAATAATCTGGTCAATACTTACGTTTTGATCCCACAGCCCCCAGACGTATGCTTTAATTGGAGTTGTTTCTATATCTAGCATTAGTATATTTTTCATTTTGATTCCTCAATAATCTGCTCAAGTAGAGATAGCTCTACAATCGCTAGCCTTGTCTTTTTATTTCCTTCTCCTAGAACAACCACAATTGCTGGGTCATTTCCATTCTTAATTGCATCGGTTACAGCTTTAGCCCAGTTATCCTGGTTTACGGTAAAGCCTTTTGGATACTCTTTAAAATCTACTGTAAAGTTTTCCCAAGTTGCATCGCCCTTCTTGATACCACGCCCTGAGTTTTTAATACCCTTAGCATTTAGGCGTTTGATCTCTCCACGCTCGCTCACTTCTTTTTCTTCCTTACGTCAAGGCTTACCTTGGACATGTGCTTTTGGCTACATACCCAAGTAAGCTCTTTTTCCTCAATATATTGTCTTAACGATTTTACCACTTCCTTGCAAGTATGGCAAGGAAAATCTCCGTAAACAACTGTATATCTAGCCATTTAAACTTGACCTCAACTGATTCTGGTATTCTTCGTTAGTCTTAACATATTCAATAAAGGCATCTCTACCCTGAATCTTTTCTCCGTCTTCTAGCTTATACCATGCACCAGTACGCTCTACAAGACCGTTCATCTCTGCTGTATCAACAAGATCTGCAATGGTGTCAATACCAACCTTGTCGCCTCTAAAGTAGAAGTCATACTCGCCAGACTGGAAACCAGGAGATGTCTTTGAGAACTGCAGCTCCCAACGAATCTTACGGCCAATCTTCTCTTCGATTAACTTATCTCCTACAGCAATCTTGCCCTTAATTGCCTGATTCTCTGACTCTGAAGAGAACAGCTTAATAACCGTGGACGAGTAAAACTTTGTAGACTGTCCGCCAGTAGGCTGCTGCTGTGTGTACATAGCATTAATATTATTGCGAGACTGGGAGATAGCTATAACAAGTGTTGGTTTCTCTTTATTGTTAGCATAGTTAATCATCTTCCATGCATTGCTAAAGTCTCTTGACTCTGCACCAATCTGCTTGGTATTCTCCAGCTGCTTTAGCTCTGACGAGTCTTTCTCAAAATAGATAGCAGGCAAAAGAGAAGTAATACTATCAATAACAATAAGGTCAACTCCTGCGTTGATTAGTGCTACTGCTACATCTACCATCTCATTAATTGTTCTTGCCTGAGAGTAGATTAGCTGCTCAGGGTCTACCCCCAGCTTGACTGCCCAGTCTTCATCGTAGGACATCTCTGCATCAATCCATGCACATAGCTTGCCCTCTTTTTGTGCAATACCAATAGTCTGCAAACACAGAGATGACTTGGCACTAGACTTGCTACCCCAAATAAGGACTTGTCGTCCATACGGCAGGCCTCCATTTAGTGCCCTGTTAAGCCCT